CTGACTACATCGGTGCTTTACAACAAATCAGAACGCAAATAGAGATAAGTAATTTTGATTTGAACACGATTGTAAACGGTTTTGCAGGTGGTACGATGATAAATCTTTACAACGGAATGCCACCCGAAGAAGAGCAAAAGAACGCTATTGAACAACAGATATATGACAAGGCAGCAGGAAGTTCAAATGGTAATAGAATCCTAATCAACTTTGCTGATTCAAAAGATACATCAGGTGCGGAGATATTGAACTTAATGGGCAACGACTTGCCCGATAGATTTGCACAACTTGAAAAGCGTGTGACAGATTCAATCTTCATTGGTCATAAGGTAACATCACCAATGTTATTCGGTGTAAAAACAGAAGGTCAATTAGGTGGCAGAACAGAGATGTTAAATGCTTACGAACTATTCAAAGAAACCTACATACAAGGAAGACAGAGAATCTTATTAAATGTAGTCAATGATGTGTTTGATTACAAAGGTTTAGGCAGACCAATATCAGTTGAAGAATTAAGACCTATTACAACTGAATTGCCAGTTATAGACCCAGTCACAATGATAAGTCTATTTGACCGTGAGAAATTGAAGGAAAGAGTATCAGAAGTGTATGGAATTTCGCCAAGTGATGAGCAAAACACAACCGAAGAAACTCAATTAAGTATAAAGTTTGAAGAGCAATTTGATGATGCCATTTTAAACTACTTCAAAAACAAAGGTGTCAAGGCAGATGATTACGAGATAGTTGGTGACTTTCAAGTTAATGCAGATAACGAAAGTGTGAAGTTTGAAATCAATGAAAATGACTTTGAATTTGCTGACCCAACCGAAAAGCAATTAGCGGAGATAGCTAAGATTGTTCGTGCTAACAAAGGCATAACCATAGCCGAAGTAGCAAAGGTGATGAAAGTCGATGTGGCAACGATAGAAAGTGCCGTACAAGCGTTGATTAATAAGAAGATGATAGTTAGGGCAGATAACGGTAATATGAATGTCACACAGTCTGCATTGCCTTTAATCATGAAGCTACCTAACCCTGATGAAGTACTATTAGTTAAATATCAATACGGTATTAGAAATGACATGAGTGGTCAACCTTTGGTAATTCAAAAGACAAGGCAATTCTGCCGTGAGTTGGTTGCATCAAATAAGCTATACACCAAAGAAGAAATAGAAGGCATGAGAAATGACATGGAAGTTAGTTTCTTGCCATATATAACAAATGTATGGATGGCACGAGGTGGATGGTATAGAAGAAAAGGAACGGATGTAAGTGTGCCATTTTGCCGACATATTTGGCGTCAAGTAGTAGTTAAATCAAAGCGTTAAAATCATGCCACAAGTACTGTTAATATCACCAGACGAATTTAAGGAAGCTACACCCGTACATGGTAATGTAGATGAAAAATTAATTAGGCAATCTATATTAGCTTGTCAAGACATATTCGTGCAAAACATCATAGGTACGGGTATTTACTTACAAATTAAAACACAAGTATCAGCATCAACGCTGACTAACTTGAATACGACCTTGTTAAATGACTACTTACAACCTGCAATGCGTTATTGGATAATGGCAGAAATAATCAGACCGATTTCATTGCGTTATATGAATGTTGGGGTTGAGCAGAAAAGAACAGAGGTATCAAATCCGATTTCTGAAAAGACTATTGCGGAAACTGAAAACCATTACCGTAATCGTGCCGAATGGTATGCCGAACAATGTACTAAGTATCTTTGTGAATATTCAGATGACTACCCATTGTTTTTGAATCCCGGTGATGGAGTTGATACAATAGTACCGAATCAAAACAACTACACAACCGCTATATTCTTAGGCGGTGTGCGTGGAAAGAAAAATACAAATCTACTTACCTATGATGAACCATTCAGACGAAGCAAAAAATACTGATAAATTAAGGGGTACGGGAAAAAAGAACCTTGAAAAGTTAAAAATATACTTAGAAAAAAATGACCTTAAATCAGATAATAGACCACTTAAAAGCATTCCAAGAGAATCACTTACAAGTTAAGCATTATATTTTTGGAAATAACGCATCTATTGACAATGAGAAAGACATTGATGGTGTACTTATGTGGGTATTTGTTGATGCGCAAGGTGGTCGAATATCAGAAACGCAGTTCACCTATAATATGCAAATTGCATTTCTTGATGTCTTGAATCCCGATGATGAGAATTTAGAAGATGTATTATCAGACACATTACAAATTGCACAAGATTTAGCAGCGTGGTTGGATAGATATAGTGAATCGGCACTTGAATATTCATTCAATAGGGTCAGTTCAATTCAACCTATTCGTGAAAGGTTTGAATCTGACTATGCAGGTCATATTATAACGGTGGCAATAGATATGCCATTTCCTTACGATAAGTGTCAAATACCAACTATTAACGGTGAAAACCCACCAAGTCCGTGTGATTTATTTTTGAATGGAATTTCAACAACACAATGGGATTGTATCACTAATTCAAATCACTACTCTTACACCTACATTATCAATGTCAACGGGGTATTAAATCAAACTGGCACATTTGACCCATTAGTTTCAAACACATTTAACATCAGCGCATAATGAGTACACTTAATATAAATCTTAACAACGTTCAACCATTAGACACCATTTTAACGGGTCTAAGTGGTTTGGCATATTCGGGCAATCAAGGGCTATTTATTAAAGTTAATGCAACAGCAGATGGATTTGAATTTGCAGCAGGTTCGGGCGGTGTTCCTTACACGGGTGCTACCCAAGATGTTAATTTAGGTGAGTATGAATTAAAGGCAGGTCAAATTGAATATGACCAAACTCCAACGGGTGCAGCAGGTGTAGCCATAACAAGGTGGAATGATAGCATAGGTACACTTGAAACCACTTTAAAAGGTGGCAATGTAGTCTTAAAACATGGTCGTGACCTATTTGAAAGGGTAGTCAATAAAACGGGTATCCAATTAACTAAGGCAGCATATCAAGCAGTTAGGGTAAGTACGGCACAAGGTCAAAGATTAGGTGTTGCATTAGCACAAGCGAACAACGATAACAATAGTGCAGATACGATAGGTTTAGTAGTAGAAACCATTGACAACAACCAAGAAGGAATGATTTATGTGGTTGGTGAGATTGATGGTATCAACACAACGGGTTCACTTCAATCAGAAACGTGGGTAGATGGTGATGTGTTGTATCTAAGCCCAACAACGGCAGGAAGAATAACAAATGTAAAGCCAGTAGCACCGCAGCATCTTGTTGTGATTGGTTATGTTGTTTATGCTCATGCTACACAAGGTAAAATCTATGTGAAGGTGAACAATGGGTTTGAACTTGGCGAATTGCACGATGTTGATACAACGGGTGCTACTAATGGTCAAGTATTAAAATTCAACGGTACTATTTGGACTGCTCAAACCGATTTAAATTCGGGTGTATGGGGTAGCATTACGGGTACACTTTCATCACAAACCGATTTACAAAGTGCATTAGATGGCAAGGTCGATGAAAATGCAGCTATCACAGGTGCAACCAAAACAAAAATAACATACGATGCAAAGGGGTTAGTAACAAGTGGGGCAGATGCTACAACGGCAGATATAGCTGATTCTTCCAACAAACGATATGTAACAGATGCACAACTAACCGTTATTGGAAACACAAGCGGAACAAATAGCGGAAATCAGACATTAGCCAACACATCAGATGCCACTTCACACACGGTAACATTATCAGCAACGGGTGGAAGCGTTCAGTTAGTAGAGGGTAGCGGAATAACATTAACCACAACGGGTACGGCAGCAGATGGAATTATAACCATTGCATCAAGCGGTGGTGGCGGTTCAACCTTTGCTGATAACGTATTTGAGATTTACGACAACACAGATAATACTAAGAAACTTGCATTTGAAGCGAGTGGAATAACAACGGGAACTACACGCACTTTAACAGTACCAAATGCGAGTGGTACTATTGCATTAACTTCGGATTTAGCATCATACGTTCCTTATACGGGTGCAACAGGGGCGGTTAATTTAGGGGCTAATAATCTAACAGTTGACACTAACGTATTTTTTGTTGATGCAACTAATAATAGAGTTGGTCTTGGTACTGCAAGTCCTAATAACACATTAACAGTTTCAAATAATGGAACAAGTTATAGCACGGCAGGTTTTATTACGCAATTTTATCAAGGCACTACTAATACCGATGTTAAAATAATGATGGCAGATGCCTCTAACTTCATTTCTATTACTTATGGCGGAACAGCTGTTTCCAATACACAATGGGCAGGTTTTACTATGGGGTCAGGCAATGCGCCTTTTAGAGTATGGGGAAGTGACAATATAGGCATTGGATATACAAATGGTAATTTAGTGACTAATAAATTCCAAGTTAGTGGAAATAGTAGAATTGATGGTTTATTAAGATTCTTTACAGACACATCGGCAGCAGTAGCACTTAAACGAAGCGGAACAGCTCTACAAATTAGGTTAGCAGATGATAGTGGTTATGCACCCTTAGAAAGCGCATCGGTTAGTATCAATACAACGGTAGCGAATTATAAATTAAATATCTACGATTCAGCAAATGGGGCGAGGATGGGATTCTATAACGCATCAACGGGAACAACAACATCAGACGGTATGTTTGTTGGACTTGATGACGGGTTAAGCGGTTCATGGTGGAACTTTGAAAACGGATACATCAGATACGGCACTAATAACACCGAAAGAATGAGAATAACAGGTGCAGGATTAGTTGCTATTGGCAATACCGCACCTTCCGCTATATTGCACGCCAACAGTTCTGGCGGTGCTACTGATTTATTCAGAGTAGATTTAGCAGGAGTAAGAAGATTTAGAATTACTAGTGGTGGCACAGTCACATTGATAAGTAATAATACGGGATTCTACGAAGGTGCATCAACAGGTTTTGACTTTTCAAATACAAGCGCACCCGCAGCTACACAAAGTGCATATAATTTTTATGGAAGGCAATCTACTAATAGCACGGGAGAATCTACCCATTTTGATATGGGTGGCAAAAATATTGCTGCAACAACTGGATTTGCAAGAGCATCAGGCACGGGAACATGGATAGGTGCAAGGTTAGATTATACAATAAACAACACGGGGACATATTCAGGAACAGTAACGGGGTTCTATCTAAACGCAACAGAAACATCAATCACGGGTACTACACACAATCTATTGAATTTACTTATCGGTGGTTCAAGTAGGTTCAGAGTTGACAATTCAGGTAAAATCACATTTGATAGTACCATAACGGCAGGTGGCACAACGGGAAATCAAACCATAAATAAACCAAGTGGCACAGTCAACATAGCAGCAGCAGGTACTGATGTAACCGTTACCAATAACTTAGTAACTACTTCATCAATAGTTATGGCGGTAGTTAGAACAAATGATACAACTGCTTATATTAAGAATGTAGTGCCAAGTGCAGGGAGTTTTGTAATTAAATTAGGTGCAGCAGCAACCGCAGAAGTATCAATCGGATTTATCGTAAATAACTAAAAACATGAAATATAACATTAAACTATTAACACCATCAGCGATATAAACAAATAAAACAAATAAAACAAATAAAACAAATAAAATGATAAAAGTAGAACCGATGAGTTTTATCTTCACAAGTGAAGACACTCAAACAAGCACCAAAGTTGATTTATTAATAGTTAACTACAATGCCTATTTAGGGTATAAAGTAGTTGATGAAGAAAATGTTGAACAAGGCTACATTCAAAGTTTTGTTTATAATAACACTATGAACTCAATTATGAACAATTTGCAAGAAGACACAGTTTTTAGCGGTAATATATTAAGCGAATTAACAGACCAATACATTTCGGAGTTGAGTTTGTTAAATCCGAATATTACCTTTACATCAACATTAAATCAGTAAAATTATGGAATTTAGATTAAACGAAGCGAAAGCAAATCAAATCATGGAGTTATTAAACGAACTACCTATTAAATCAACTTCAATCGTTCAGAAGATTGTCAGCGTTATTAATGAGTGTGTAGTGAAAGAAGAAGAACCCATTAAAAAGGAAACAAAATGAACCTAATTAGCAAGGATAACATCATCATGGTATTGATACCATTCTTAACGGCATTCTTCACACCTATTGCACCGATGATAATTTTGGTGGTATTCTTGCTATTTGCCGATTTATTCACGGGCATTTGGAAATCAAGAAAGAAAGGCAGACCAATAACATCAGAGGGCATGAGTTACACTATTACCAAACTGATAATGTATTTCTTGGCAATAGCTATTGGTCGTGCATTTGAGATGGTGTTTTTAGATGACTTGAATTTCTCAATACCATTGGCATCATTCACGGCAGGATATATCAGTTTGGTTGAAGTGAAATCCAATTTTGAGAATATTGGCGAGATTACGGGTACAGACATTTGGTCATTAGTAAAGGACAAATTGAACGGGCTTAAATCAGGGGCAAAAATATGATAGGTCAACTTACTAAAAACTTTCATGCAGATGAGTTCAAGTGCAAGGATGGTACACCAGTACCAATGGAGTATAAAGTTAATTTGATTGAACTTGCTACCAATCTGCAAGTACTTCGTGATGTGTTAAAAAGAAAGATTACAATAACATCGGGCTATCGTTCACCTGCACATAATAAGAAGGTTGGGGGTGCATCTAAGTCAAGTCATTTGACCGCAAAAGCAGCAGATATAAAAGTAGAAGGATTAACACCCAGACAAGTTAAAATACAGATTGAAGAACTTATTAAACGTGGCATGATGAAGAATGGTGGCATCGGGTTGTATGCTACATGGCTTCACGTGGATGTGGGTACACCGAGAAGATGGTCAAAATAACCTAAAAACAAACTATGAAAATCCTACTGTTAGACATAGAAGTAAGCCCTAACGTAGGGTATTTTTGGGGTGCAGGTTACAAATTAAATATCGGTTACGAATCAATCGAGGAAGAACGAAAGATAATTTGTATTTGTTATAAATGGTTGAACGAGGATGAATGTCATTCGGTGGTATGGAGTAAAAGCAAATCGGATAAAAAGTTACTACAAGATATTGTAAAAGTCATTGCAGAAGCCGACTTTATAGTAGGTCACAACATCAAGAAATTTGACATCAAATGGATTCGCACAAGGTGTTTCTTCCACAAGATACCAATGCCAAGTGGATTCAAATGTATTGACACCTTAACCAAAGCACGGTCAAACTTCTACTTCAATTCAAATCGTTTGGACTATGTTTCTAAATTCATGGGTAGTGAAGGCAAAGATGACAAGATAAACTATTCTGACTGGAAAAAGATAACCAAATCAAATGATGCTGAATCATTGGCTAAAATGGTTGAGTATTGTAAGCAAGATGTATTTGAACTTGAAAAGGTTTACAACGAATTAAACCTTCACATATCAACCGATTACCACAAAGGAGTTGAGAATGGTCATAAACGATATACTTGCCCTAAATGTAGCAGCCGTAATGTTTGGATGAAAGGCAATACCATTTCAGCAGCAGGAATCAAAACAAAACGATGTGAATGTCAAAATTGTAAATATCAATACAGAATAGCTTGGTCGGTGTATATGGACTTCCTTCGTGATAGAGAAGATGGGATAATATGACAAAGGTCGAAACTAATCGACCTTGTATCACCCACTTGATAAAGAGTGCGTCCTTGTGGATTTAACGAACCGAATACGGTATTGGACTGGTTACCAATATTACACTCAGAACAAAATTAACATATAATTTCTAAATTTGTTACATGGAAACACGAAACCGAATCAAATCAAAAATAGCATGGGGTTTATTCTTAATCCTT